TGTCATTGCGTCGAAACACGCAACGCGTGCGCGCGGCATGAAATACTCAGGGTGACACTTGGCGCGGTTGAGCGAAATGTCATGGCGTCGAAAAATGCCGGGTGCGGCATGACCACTCAGGCTGACCGCGTAACGTTCACAATTAGTACAAAATGTCGTTGGGTCGAAACACGCAACGCGTGGGCATGGCATGACCAGTCAGGGTGACACTTTGCGCTATTAGAACTGAACGTCAGCGCGTGCATGTCTGCCGCGTACGGCGTGAGTCCCCAGAGTGACACCACATGCAATTGGACTTAAACTTCCCCTTAAGTCCTTGGTCGAATGGAGGCTAGACTCCGTCGAGTCGCATTCACGATGCCAATCATCGTCGCCTATCAGGAAAGCTGGCCGGCCGAGTTCCGCACCATTGCCGCCGCGCAGCGCCAGGCGCTGGGAGCGCTGGCCTGGCGCGTCGACCACATTGGCTCGACGGCGGTGCCCGGCCTGCCGGCCAAGGATGTGATCGATGTGCAGGTGAGCGTGGCCGCGCTGGACGGCCCGGCCATGGCCGCCATCAGCGCGGCGCTGGGCGCCATCGGCTACAGCCGGGCGGAAGAGATCTCGCGCGATCACCGGCCGCCAAACGCCGCCGGGCCAGACGAGGACTGGGCCAAGCTCTTTTTTCGCCCACCGCCCGGCCAGCGGCGCACCCATACCCACGTGCGCGTGTGGGGCCGGCCCAACCAGCGCTATCCCCTGCTCTTTCGCGATTACCTGCGCGCCCACCCGTCCACGGCCGCGGCCTATGCTGAGCTCAAGCGCCGCCTGGCCGCCAACCTGGCCGACCCAGCCACTTATCCGGACGTGAAAGATCCGGCGGTGGACTTGATCTACCTGGCGGCTGAGGAGTGGGCGGCGACGACGGGGTGGCGGCTCGGGCCGCCGGACGCGTAGCGATGCCGCCAATCGTTTCGATCGAATACGAGTGCACCCAGGAGACATTTCGCCCTCAGCCGAGCGCCGCCGTGCGCTGGCTCGATTGGGACCAAGACTACGCGCTGGCCCAACGCATGTGGCCGCTAGAGTGGCCGTTAACGCCGGAGGCCTGGCAAGAGGCTCGCGCGGAAAAGTTCACTTACTGTGCCGTTGTCGAGAACCAGGCCATCCAATCGATGGCCGCGGTCTGGAAATATTGCGACACAGCCTGGGAGGTGGCGGCGGTTGGCACGCTGTCGGCGGCGCGCCGGCGAGGCTTTGGCAAAGTCGTGGTGTCATTCGTCACCGGCCACATCCTGGCGGCCGGGCGACTGGCAACCTGTTCGACAACCGGCGACAACATCGCCATGCAGCGCACGGCGGCCAGCGTGGGCTTTTATGTGGCGCGCCGGAGCCATGTTGCTCAATGACCAAACTGGGAGGCCCCTTCGGCAAGCTCAGGGCGAGCTCTTCGCGCGCCTGCCGGCGTCTATTATCGAGAGATTGCGGTCGCGCTGCTCAGGACATGATCGCGGCAGGCCGAGCCGGGAGGCCCTTCCCGCGCCTGCCGGCTCGTATTATCGAGCGATTGCGGCCGCGCTCAGGGTGACACTTGGCGCGATTGAGCGAAATGTCATGGCGTCGAAACTCGCAACGCGCGCAAGGGGCATGAACCCAGCAGGCCGAGCCGGGAGGCCCATCCCCAAAGGGGCGCTACGCAGTCGCGCGCCTGCCGGCTCGTATTATCGAGCGATTGCGGCCGCGCTGCTTATGACGTGATCGCGGCAGGCCGAGCCGGGAGGCCCTTCGCGCGCCTGCCGGCTCGTATTATCGAGCGATTGCGGCCGCGCTCAGGGTGACACTTGGCGCGATTGAGCGAAATGTCATGGCGTCGAAACACGCAACGCGTGCGCGCCGCGTGTCCGCTCAGTCTTAGTCTGGCGCCCACAGTACGGCATAAACGATAAGCAGGCGCGCTAAGGCTTCGGTTGGCATGATTTCATGAGTCACAGGCAGGCATTCTCAGTCTCGGCAGCGGCCTATGGTGAGACGCCGCCGTGGGATGTGGGCCAGCCCCAGCCGGCCTGGCTGGCGCTGCTGGATGAATCTCCGCCGGCCGGCCCGGCGCTGGATGTGGGCTGCGGCACGGGCGAGCTGGAGCCGGCGTTGGCCGGGCGCGGGCTGAGCGTGCTGGGGGTGGACCTGGCTGCGGCGGCGATTGAGAAGGTGCGCGCGGTGGGCGCGGACGAGCTGCGGGCTGTGTTCACCCGCGCGCACGGCTGGCGGGTGCTGGCGCTGCGCGCGGCGCTGTTTGCCACGCTCGCCGCTGGGTAAGGCGCCGGCTACGGCTTGCTGCTGCGAGCATGTCACGCCGGGCCGAGCCGCATGAAGCATCCTGTTCCGGAAATTCAATGGGCGGCCGCCGTGCAAAGCATGGTGGCCGCCCATTGAATTTCCGGCTATTCTTCTTTCTTCTTTGGTGAACCATGACTGACCATCCACCCCCGCCCCAGCGCTGGGTGCGCCCCAACCTGGATGAGCCGGGCCGCTGGCGCGGCCAATTGCCCAACAAGGTTCTGGCGCTGGCCGTCCGCGGCGACCTGCCGGCCCTGCGCCAACTGCTGAGGGTCCACCCCGAGTTCCTCAACAACGGCGGCAATCACGGGCGCTCGCTGCTGTGGGAGGCGGCCCGGCGCGGCCACCTGCCGGTGGTGAAGTGGCTGGTGGAACAGGGCGCCGCGCTGGAGGCCACCGGCTGCTACAACAGTGAAAGCCTGGTGCAGCTGACGCCTTATTGCGCCGCCGTTTACTACCGGCGGGCCGAGGTAGCCGCCTACCTGTTGGCGCGCGGGGCGCAACTGGATATTTTCCGGGCCGCTTTCCTGGGCAACCAGGCGCGGGTGGCCCGGGCGCTGGCGGCTGACCCCAGCCTGCTGCAGGCCGAAGACCCGTTCGACGTGATCTATTTTGTGCCGCTGCTGGCCTTTGCTATTGCCGGCGGCCAGGCCGGGCTGGCCGAGTGGTTGCTCGCGCGGGGCGCCGCGGCCGGCCCGTATAGCGCGCAACTGCTGCACCTGGCAGCGCGCCAGGGCCGGCTGGACCTGGTGGAGCTGCTGGTGGCCCACGGCGCCGACCCGCGCGCGGCCGACTCGGGCATTTTTGTGTCGGCCGCGGATATGGACATCCTGCGCTACCTGTTGGAGCACGGCACTTCCGCCACCCGGGCCGGCATCAGTCGCTTTCCACCGCTCATCTTCGTCGCGCGCGGCGACAAAGGCGAGAACCCGCAGAAGGCGCAATTGCTGCTGGACTGGGGCGCACCGGTGAACGAGATCGGCCCGCGCGGGCGAACGGCGCTGCACTACGCGGCCGCGGCCGGGCACGTGGCGCTGATGCGCTTGCTGCTGGCGCACGGGGCCGATGTGAGCCTGACTGACGAGACCGGCGCGACGGCGCTGAACCTGGCGCGGGCGCGCGGCAGGACGGCGGCGGTGCAGCTGTTGAAGCTGGCTTCCAAAGGGGGCAGCGCCGCCACGTTGTGACGCGCAGGCCCCATGGGCGGTTAACGGGTGACATGGGGTCCGTATGCCCATCAGCCTGGAACTCAGTACAAACAAGAACGTACTACGGGGTGCAGAGGTACCTATCAGTTTTCGTGTGGCGGCAGTGGCGGGTGTGGCGGAAGGCTTCAGAAATAGGCAAATGGTGTGGCGGGGGCAGTGGCGGAGGCCCCAACAATTGGGGGGTCAGATAGAAAAAATAATTCGTATTCTGTAAAGACAACGGCGCAGACGCCAGCGCGGCGCGATAGGCGCTGGGGTTTGGCCGGACCCTTCGACACTTTTGTGTTTGCACTTAGAGCGCTTACCGCTCGAGTGTAAGGCACGGTCAACCGCGTGGCGCGCACGAAACGGCACACTCTTGCCATCGAGCGGTACGCGCTCTAGCTTACCGCTCGAGTGTAAGGCACGGTCAACCGCGTGGCGCGCACGAAACGGCACACTCTTGCCATCAAGCCGAGTGGTACGCGCTCTAGAACCGCGCGCAACGTATCTGGCGGCGCGGGCGGCCGGCGCGTTTGCGCTCGACGAAGCCGAGGCGGTGTCGCTGCACTGTCTGCAGGCCAGCGTTGATCTCAAATCGGCCTGCAGAAAGCGCAGCGTGCTGGTGGATGTGCGCCAGATGCACGGGCAGTTAACCCTGGCCGAGCGCTATGCCTACAGAGAATTCGTGGCGGTCGAGGTCGTCCGCCTCACGGCGCGCGGCGGGCCGGAAATGCGGCTGGCCTATGGAGGCCATCCACCCCTCATCGATCCGAATCGCTTTGGCATGATGGTCGCGCGCAACCGCGGCGCGCTGTTGCTGGCTACCGAAGATTTGAAGGAAGCTCTCCGCCGGCTGAGCGCCCGGCCCGCACCGGCGCAAACTTAGCACGCTCGGTAAACTATTTCCAAAAATTGAATGGGCCGCCACCGTGCTTCGCACGGTGGCGGCCCATTCAATTTTTGTCAATCGAATCCTTTAACCTTAAAACTTTGCCGCGCCCCAACAATTAGCGAGACGGGTAGAACAAATACCTTGTAGGATATTGGCATGAACATAGAACAAATGATCTATTTGATATCGCGAAGTTGCCACGCCAGCAGCCCCCCGCCGCCCGCCGGCGCGGCCTAGACCAAGGAGCCACCATGCACCGACTCACCGCTCCCGCCGCCGCGCTCCTAACCGCCCTGGCTGCCGCCGCGGCCCTGCTCGCGCTGCGCGCCCTGGTCCACGTCGGGAGCGCCATCATCGCCGCCGACCGCAATACCCGCCGGCAGTGACTGAAGCAAACTCCGCAACGCCGCGCAAGCGCGGCGCCCAGCCCCACAATGCCAACGCGCGCACACACGGCTTTTACTCCGACAGCTTCACCCTCGACGAGCTCGCACTGGTCGCCGCGCTCACCGAACAGCCGAGCCTCGACGATGAAGTGTGGATGCAGCGCGTCATGAACCGCCGCCTCCTGCAGCGCCTCACCAGCCCCAAGCCCATCACCGACGCCAAGCTGTTCAAAGTCGCCGCCGCGCTGGCGGTGGGCACCGGCCGCGTCGCGCGGCTGCTGCGTGACCGCCGATCACTACAAGGTGAAGAGTCCCCATTGGCCAAAGCCGTAGCTGAGGCGCTCGACTTACTCGCGGACGAAATGGACGAAAAGCTATGAGCCCGCTGGAAGCCGACCGCCGCCTCATGGCCCTCAGCCTGCGCCGCCTCGCCCGCCACCTGCGCGGTCAGCCCGAGCCCCCGCCCGTCCCCGATCCGGACCTCGCCCGACACATCACCAGTTGGCAGACCGACATCGAAGCCCGCATCGACCTGCTCGAAGCCCACCACGACACCGCCATCCGCCGGCAGACGCTGCTCATCCTGGCCACCATCGCCGCCGAGGCGCTGCTGGCGCTGCTCAAGCTCAAGCCATGAGCACACTCACGGACGTGACCACGCGCACGCTGTCCGACATCTATTGGTTCTCCCGCCTGGTCGTCCGCCGCCCGCTGCGCCATTACCAGCTCGCGCCGGCCCGCGCCATCGTCGACTCGGTGCTCCACCACAAGGGGCTCGAGTTCGCCGTCATGTTCCCGCGCCAGTCCGGCAAGAATGAAAGCCAGGCCCAGGTCGAGGCTTACTTGCTAAATCTCTTCCAGCGCGTGCCCGGCGCGCAGATCGTCAAAGCTCAGCCCACCATGCGGCCGCAAGGATTGAACGCCATGGCCCGCCTCGAGCGCAGCTTGCGCAACGACTGGAACCGCGGCCAGTGGTCCAAGGCCAACGGCTACCAGGTCAAGCTCGGCGAAGCCATGATCGCCTTCTTCAGCGCCAACCCCGACGCCAACACCGTGGGCGCCACCGCTTCGCTCCTGCTCGAATGCGACGAGGCCCAGGACGTGCTCGAGGCCGAATGGGAAAAGAAGTTCATGCCCATGGCGGCCTCCACCAATGCCACCGTCGTCTACTGGGGCACCGCCTGGACCCGGCGCACCTTGCTGGCCAAGGCCATCCGCCACTTGCGCGAGCTCGAAGCGCTTGACGGGGTGCAGCGCGTGTTCATCGTCACCCCCGACCAGGTCGCCGAAGAGAACCCGGCTTACGGCGACTTCATCACGCGCCAGGTGGCCAAGCTCGGCCGGCAGCACCCGCTGGTCCGCACCCAATACTTCAACGAGGAGATCGACGCCGAGGGCGGCATGTTCCCGCCGGCGCGCCGAGCCCTGATGCTGGGCAGCCACGCGCGGCAAGAGCAGCCGCAGCCAGGGCTCATCTACTGCCTGCTGCTCGACGTGGCCGGCGAGGATGAAGGGGCCACCGGGGAGCGCACCGATACGCTCGCGCTGGAGAACCCCAAGCGCGACGCGACCGTGCTCACGATCGTGGAGGTGGATCTCTCGACGCTCAGCGATCCCGTGCTGGCCGCGCCCACCTATCGCGTGGTCGATCGGCGGCTGTGGATCGGCGAGCCGCACGCCAGGCTGTATGGCGTCATCCGCGCGCTGGCCAAGGCGTGGCGCGCCCGCTACCTGGTGGCCGATGCCACCGGCGTGGGCGCCGGCCTGGTCGGCTTCCTGGCCAAAGCGCTGCCGGCGGATACAGTGATCCCCTTCACCTTCAACAGCTCGAGCAAATCAAAACTCGGCTGGGATTTCCTGGGCCTGGTCGACTCGGGCCGGTTCAAGGCGCCGGCGGACGCCGCGACCTTTTGGAAGGAATTGGAGTTCTGCCAGTTTGAAGTGATGCCCGGCCCGGGCAAGCTGCTCAGGTGGGGCGTGCCCGATGGCACCCGCGACCCGGCCACGGCTGAGCTGGTCCACGACGACACCGTGCTCAGCGCGGCCCTGTGCGCTGTGCTCGACGAGCAGCCTTGGGCCGCCGACACCGGACCCGGAACCGTGCTGCACCAGGTGGATCCGCTCGACGCGATGAGCGAGGGCTTTTAGCGTGGCCATTCACTCAACCACCACCCAGGCCACTGCAACCAAGCCCCCTTCCCCCCTTCGCGCTCTTCGCGTTCTTAGCGGTTCAATCTTTAACCGGTTCGTCGGCAAAGAGATCGCGGCCCGCGTGCAACTCGCCGTGGCCGCCCTGGACGACGCCCGCGACGCCATCATTTCGGGCCAGTCCCAGCTCGAGCGCGACCGCTTCACCGCCGACCGGGAGGAGATCCTGCGCGACGCGCTGCTGGCCTGGCGCACCAACCCGCTGGCCAAGCGCATCGTCTCGCTCACCACACAGTACGTGGTCGGGGACGGCTTCACCGTCGAGAGCAAGCACGCCGCGACGCATGAATTTATTCAGAGCTGGTGGAAGCACCGGCTCAACCGCATGCCCGTGCGCGTGGGCGAATGGTGCGACGAGCTCACAAGAAGCGGCAACCTGATCGTGCTCATCAGCACCGACGCCGCCGGCATGTCGTACGTCCGCGCCCTGCCCGCCACCCAGGTCCAGACCATCATCACCCGGCCCAACGATGTGGAGCAGCCGCTGGCCATCGTCGAGAAAATGCAGTGGGGCGCCAGCCTGGTTGCAACCGGTGTGGGCGTCCAGGGCCTGCCGCTGATGAACGCCGGCGCCACCCCCTACATGGGCGTGGACCCCACGTATGGCGTGGTCAGCACCGGCTCGGGCGACCCGATGGGCAGCCCCGGCCAGCCCAACGACGGCACCAGCCAGCCCGGGCGCGGCCCGTGGACCTGGCCGGCGTACGACGAGGCCACCGACTGCCAGAACCCCGATGGCAGCTTTCCCACCGTCGCGCTCCACTACGCCATCAACCGGCCAGTCGCGGCCGCGTGGGGTGAATCGGATCTCGCCCCGCTGCTGCGCTGGCTGGCGCGCTATGCCAACTGGCTGGAAGATCGAGCGCGCCTGAACCGGTATCGCCAGGCGTTCATGTACGTAGTCAGCGCCGCGTTTCAATCGAAGGCCGACCGCCTGGCCCGCCAGGCCGAGCTCAACGCCAACCCGCCCACCCCCGGCGCCATCCTGGTCAAGGACGACACCGAGGTCTGGGAGGTCATCGAGCCCAGGCTCAGCGCCCACGACGCCAGCGACGATGGGCTGGCGCTCAAGAAAATGATCAGCGCCGGCTCAGCCAACCCGCTGCACTTCCTGGCCGAGCCCGAGAGCGCCACCCGCACCACCGCCGAGAGCGCCGGCGGCCCCACCTTCCGCCACTACGAGCAGCGCCAAAACTATTTCATGTGGCTGCTGGCCGACGTCATCGACGTGGTCACCACCCGGCGGGCCATGGTCGATACCAAGATCGATCCGGACGCCGTGATCAACATCACCGGCACCGACATTTCCGCCCGCGACAATGGCACGCTCGCGCAAGCCGCCGGGCTGATCGTCACCGCGCTGACCAACCTGCACGACCGCCAGGTGATCGACGACGCCGAGCTGCTGCGGATGGTTTACAAGTTCTCGGGCGAAGAGATCTCCGTCGCTGAGATGCTCAAGCGCGGCAAGGCCGCCGGGGTGCCCACCTGGCCCGTCGCGCCCGCCAAACCCGGCGCGCCCGCCGGCCCGCCCGACAGACCCGACGCCGCCAGCCCCAAGGCGCCGGGCATCCGAACGATCAGCCCGGACTAGCGACCATGCCCACCAACATCCCGCTCTCCCGCTACGACCAACCCGACACCGGCTGCGGCCTGGTGCTCGTGCTCGCCGGCAGCTTCGCCGCCTGCGCGCTGATCGCCATCATTGCCGCTGTGATCGCCCACCTGTAGGGGCGGGTCTTGCGCAGCACCCTTTAGGGCAGACCCGCCCATTGTCCGAAAGGCGACTGAAAGGAAGTTCACATGCCCGGCAGCTTCAACGACCCCGCCATCACCGACCCGACCGTCGCCGCCTCCGACATCTCGCTGCTCAAGGGCCTGCTCACCGGCCAGGGCGCCAAGGCCGACGCCGCGGTCACCGATCCCACCGCCAGCGCTTCCGCCGCGGCGCTGCTCAAGGGCATCCTCACCAAGCTGGGCGAAGGCTATAAGACCACCTACCGCGCCAGCCTCAACGCCCACGCGCCGGCGGCCACCCCCACCGACTGGCTCACCATCTTAGGCAGCGCGACCAAGACCATCCGCATCACGCGCATCGTCATCGCCAGCCGCGCCACCGGCGCCGGCATCTACCGGGTCAGCGTCATCAAGTACAGCGTGGCCTACACCGGCGGCACCCCGGCCGCGGTGGCCATGATCCCGCTCGACTCGGCCAGCGCCGCGGCCACCGCCCTGGTCCAGACCTGGGCCAGCGGCCTGCCCACGCCCGGCACCCCGGTCGGCAAGCTGCTCGACGAGAGCGTCCCGCAGGCCGTGCTGGCCACGCCCACCTTCGACACCCGCCGCGAATGGAAGTTCGGCGACGCCAACGGCCAGACCTGCGTGCTGCGCGGCGTGGCCCAATACCTCGCGCTCAACTCCGCCGCCGTGGCCCTGCCCGGCGGCACCGTCTTCGACGTCACCGTCGAGTGGACCGAGGAATAGCAAGGACCCAGCACCGATGTGTTGGGCGGTGTGAAGGCGGAAGGATGAAGGATGGAAAATACAGACCATCCTTCAGCCTTCATCCTTCAGCCTTATTTTTGAAAGGATCTTTGCCATGCCCGAATACGACGCCACCAATTACCCCAAGCCCATGACCGACGACCTCACCGACGCCGAGGCCGGCCGCGACTCGAGCCCCACCCCGATGAGCAAGTGGCCCTCATCCAACGTGCTGCCCAGCACCTACGCCGGCCCGCCCCCGTCGCGCGAGTGGGAAACCAACACCGCGCACGTGATCGTCGCCAAGCCGGTCCCGGCCGTGCCCCCGCCGGCCGACGCGCCCGCGCCCGAGAAATCCATCGCGCCGCCGCCCGGGCATACGGCGCAACCGTAGGGGCGAAGCAAGCCCCATCTGCTTCGCCCATTTGAAAGGACCACCATGGCCACCACTCCATCCACCACCCCCGCCACCACCGGCGTGCTGTCCGTCATCAACTCGCGCAAGTTCTGGTTTGCGTACGTGGTGCCGCTGGCCATCTCCGGCGCCAGCCTGTATCTCAAGGTCATCACGCCCACCGAGTTCATCGCCGCCGCCACCGCCACCACCACGGTCTACGGCGCCACCGTCGCTTACGAAGACGCGCACAGCTAAGGGCAGACCTTCCATCCTTCAGCCTTCATCCTTCATCCTTGGAGATTCCCATGACCACCTTCCCATCCGCCAGCCCCGCCATCGAGCCCGCCGAGCACCCGCGCGGCGCCACGCCCTGGATCAACCCCGGCGCCCGCGCCGCCTACCCATCCGGCCCCGTGCCCGGCGACGCCCAGCCCAGGGTCATCGAGCTGCCGCCCACCGACAGCCAGGACAACCCGCAGCCCGGGCGCCCCGGCCTGCCGCAGATGCCCACCGGCCCCAACACCGCCGGCGGGGCTCACCGGCCATGACTCCCTTCCCCTTGCGGGGGAAGGGCCGGGGATGAGGGAGAACTCTATGCCCGACACCGAGCACCAGATCCAACTCTCCGCCCCCGCCACGGTCACACCCGCCGGCGAGTTCGAGATCATGGCCATCACCGCCGGCAAGGGCAACGGCTGGAGCTTCCCAGCCGCGGTGCTGCAGGCCAGCCTGCAGTTGTGGGACCACGTCGAAACGTTCGTGGACCATGGCGAGCTGACCAGCGATGGCCACTCGCTGCGCGACCTCGGCGGCGTCTGCCACTCGCCCACCTGGGACGACTTCGACCAGGGCATCAAACTGCAGTTAAAGACCAGCGGACCATCGGGGCCGCTCGTCGAGGCGCTCGGCCGCGAGCTCCTGGCCGAGACCTCACCGCACAAGCCCGGCGTTGGGTTCAGCGCCGACGTGCTCATGCTGGCCGACGCGCAGAAGGTCGTCACCAAGATCCTGCGCGTGCTGTCGCTCGACTTAGTGCTTCACCCCGCGCGCGGAGGGGCTTTCATCCGCGCTCTGAATTCGGTGCAGCCAACAACTGCCCAGGAGAATGACATGCCAGAAGTAATCGCACCACCCCCTGGCGCAGCGCCCGCTGCGCCCCCCGCTAGCGCAGATGTGGAGGCCATGCGCACCCTGCTCAACGTCCAGACCGAGCAGGCCCGCCTGGCCGCCGAAGCCAACGCCGCCGCCGCCGTCCGCGTGCAGATGTGCGCCTATCTGCTCGACAGCGGGCTCGCGGCCTCGCGCCTGCCCGCGCCGGCGCAGACCAGCATCCGCGCCCGCTTCACCGGCCAGGCCTTCGATCCCAAGGACCTGACCACCGCCATCGAGGACCAGCGCCAGCTCGTGGCCGCGCTCACCGCCGGCGCCATCGTGCAGGGGCCAGGCCGCATCTCGGCCACCTTCAACGACCGCGACCGGCTCCAGGCCGCGGTGGACGACCTGCTCGCCGCCCCCCGCGACGAGGCGTCGAAGGGCCTGGTGGTCAGCCGGCTGTCCGGCATCCGCGAGCTGTATCACATGCTCACCGGTGACTTCGACTATCACGGCGGCTTCTACCCCGACCGGGTGCAGCTGGCCACCACCGCCGACTTCACCGGCCTGGTCAAGAACGCCATGAACAAGATCATCGTCGAGCGCTGGGCCGCGCTCGGCCGCGCCGGCTACGACTGGTGGAAGAAGGTCTGCGTGGTCGAGCACTTCAATTCGCTGAAGTCGATCACCGGCACGCTGATCGGCACCGTGGGCGCGCTCCCCACCGTGGCCGAGGGCGGCGAGTACACCGAGTTCGCGGTCGGCGACAGCCCCGAGACCGCCACCTTCACCAAGTACGGCGGGTACATCCCGCTGACGCTCGAGCTGATCGACACCGACGACGCCCGCAAGCTGGCCGCCTACCCGCGCGAGCTGGCCAACGCCGCGCTGCGCAACATCTCCAAGCAGGTCGCGGCCGTCTTCACCAGCAACAGCGCCGTCGGCCCCACCATGGCCGATACCGGCGCGCTCTTCAACGCCACCGCGGTCACCACCGCCGGCGGCCACTTGAACCTGCTCACCACGGCGCTGTCCGCGGCGCAGTGGGAAGTGGTCGCGGCCGCGGTCTACAACCAGCCCATGCTCATCAAGAACACCGCCGGCAACTATGGCACCGGGCCGAAGCAGGGCATCAACCCCAAGTATCTGCTGGTGCCCCGCGCGCTCCAGCTCACGGCCAAGCAAGTCCTGTATCCGTCGCTCGAGCGCGCCACCCAGATCTACACCGAAAACATGCAGCGCGGCGAGCCAGGCGATGTGGTCACCGTCCCCGACTGGACCGACGTCACCGACTGGGCGGCCGTCTGCGATCCGCTGGTCGCGCCGGCGCTGTATGTCGGCGAGCGCTTCGGCATCACGCCCGAGATCTTCGTCGCCGGCGACGAGCTCAGCCCGGCGGTGTTCATGAATGACGAGCACCGGCTCAAGGTCCGCCACTTCCTGGCGGTGTGGGTGAATGACTTCCGCCCGCTGCACAAGGAGAACGTCGCAGGCTAAGAGCAAAAGCGTGTGTGGGTGTGTGGGTGTGTGAGTCGATCTTGCTAGGCAAGATCGTGGGTTCTAACTCACTTACCCACACGCTTCGCGCCACACACTCACTCACTTCTTTTCATTCGCGCACCACCCAAGTAGCCCGGCCCCCATGGGGCAGGAAAGGAAAACCGCAATGCAACCCGATACCGAGTTCGTCTCTTCCCTGATGCGCGCGCAAGTGCGCACCCCCGAGGGCCGCCTGCCCAGCCTGTGGGAGAAAGTCAAACGCGAAGCGAAGATCCGCTTCCGCGATCCCCAGCAGGGCGGCTATGTGCACGACACCGCCACCAGCATCTTTCTCAGCCCGCGCCAGGCCCTGCACGTCGGCGGCACCTGGACCGACACCGTGGGCAACGTCGCGCTCACCTACATGGTCCGGCGCACCGGCGCCGGCGCCACCGTGCAGCTCGTCTATGACCTGACCGGCCTGCCGCAAAACACCGTCGCGCTCAAGGGCTCCTACCTCAAGAGCATCGACGTCTGGTATGAGCTCGGCACCGCCGCGCTCACCACGCTCACCCCGGCCATCAACCTGGGCACGCTGCCCCCGGCCGCGGCCGCGACCGGCACCGCCTTTGCCGCCGTCGTCTCCGTGCCCATCACCTTCGACGCCTTCCACAACACCAACGCGCTGCGGGCCGCCATCGGCAAGCACCACATGACCATCACCATCACCACGCCCGTCTGGATGGGCCCCAACGACCTGAATTTCCTCGACACCACCATCGTCGACCCCGGCACCGCGGTCTACGACGACTATGGCATCCGCCTGAACTTCACGCTGCGCCTATGATTGGCTGAACCAGGCGGCGGAGCTTGCCCTGAGCGAAGTCGAAGGGCCCCCGCCTGCTGATCAGTAGCTGGCCTGGCCCTGGCATCCCTCCTCACCGGGGCTGGGCCGGCTCTTCCACCAACAACCGTAGGGGCGAAGCAAGCTCCATCTGCTTCGCCCATTTGAAAGGACCACACCATGCCTGACCTGGATCCCGAACTCGTGAACCTGGCGTGCAAGCTGGCCGACACCAACCCCGATCAGATCATGGCCGTCGCCTGGC